CTGGCCCAGGGCTGGCACCGTCTCGCCGCCCGGGAGAATCACCGATTTCATCGTCTGCCCCAATCGCTCTGGTCGTCAGGGGTCAACGCCGGTCGGACGCGCGGGATGCGTGCCGTGAGGGTTGTATCGCAAATAGTGTATCGGGAGGATCTTGCCGCGGTCTGGCGCGGGGCGTCTCGCCAGAAGCGAGATTTCGCGGCTTAAAAATGGCTCCCTGAGTACGTCATAAACTGCATGGCTAAACCTACTGAAAAGGCTAAAGTTTTGTGGGCTTAGGGGGGCTTGATGCCCCCACCAATGCCCCCAATCGTTTGTCAGATTTTGTCGGACTGGGCCTGGCGATCGGCCTTCCAAGCTTCGATCGCACCCTCGCGCCAAGCGACAGCCCGATTCGAAATTTTAACCGGCTTCGGAAACTGGCCTTCCCGGATAAGCTGATAAATCGACGTCTTGCCGAGGCCGGTTTCAGCCTTCACGTCGGGCAGCCGTAAGTATTTACCAGTGGCTACGTTGCTGGCTGACATCAGTGGTCACCTTATTGAGGCTATAGGGCAGTCGGCCGCACACCCACCGCTGCCAGCGGCTGTGAAGCAGAAGATCGTGGAGCCTTCGCTCGGCAGGGTGACGTGCTGACGGGTCATCAGATCATCCCCAGCGCTTGGAGATAGACCTCGAGGATCGCTTCCTCCTCCTGGTACTCTTCCTTCCTCTTTTTCCGGATCGTCAGGATCTTACGGATCGCCTTGGGGTCGTATCCACGGCCCTTGGCTTCTGCCATCACGTCCTTGATGTCGTCGGAGATCCCCTTCTTCTCTTCCGCGAGACGCTCTGCGCGCTCGATCAGAAGGCGCAGTTCGTCGGCCGCTACCGCTCCACCGCCCATGGCGTGCTGGCGTTCGTTGGCCATTGTCACAGTCCGATCGTCGCAAGGAGTGCGGCCGCGGCGCCGGCCGGATCGATTGCGAACGTGATCGCGGATCCGACGACAGCACCGAGGGTAGCGAGCTTGCCCATGTCGACGGCCGTCAGGCGATCAGCATCGCGGGGCACGTAGGGGACGCACGCGGCGCAGTCGCAGTCGTATTCGTGTATTTCGACGTTGCGGACATGCGGTTCCCGCAAGCGATAGGTGCGTTCGATCTTCGGCATAGGCTGGGACATCATGGCCTGTTCCCCGGACGGGTTTGAATGGCGACGCGGAGTGCTTCGAGGCTCCACGTCAGCACGATGATGACGATCGCGAGGATAGCGATCGCGGTGCGGACCGATCCGAACAGGACCAGGGCGAGTGCCACGCCGCCGAAAATGATGGCGATCGCGTGGGCGGTGCGCAGGCTGTTCATGACGCGCCATCGCATATCGACGCGCAGGTCGTGGTAATCGCCAGGCAATCGTCCGGGCGCATCCTAAGCGCGAAACAAGCGCTGCAGAGATCGTGCTCAATCCACGAGCATGCGCCTTGGTGGCCAAGGCATGCATCGGCTTCGCTGCAGGCACAGATCCGACAGAGGCGCGGAGGTTCGACCGGCGAATGCATTGTGATCGCGGCGAGCTGCGCCAGGATGTCGAGGTCAAAGGTGAACGCGCGACGAAGGGCGACGATGGTGTTGAATGACATCGGTACGATGTCCGCTTCAATCTGCTCAAGCCATTCGGCGCGGACGTGCGCTGCCAGACGAGGCTCCGTCGCGAGCACGGCGGCGACGTCGTGGACGCCGAGGCCGTGCGCGGTGCGACGGTGCTTCAGATATGCACCGGGCGTCATGGCTTTGGCCTACGATCAAGGGATGCGGACGCCGCGACGTTGACGCGGTCGATCGCATCTAGGAGCAGTTGCATGCCAATTGGCAGGTCCGCGTCGTCAGGATTGGTGAGCGCCCGCAGCGCAGCGGCTTGCTGCTGTAGGGCACTAGATATGTTCGTCAGAGCTAGGTGTCGGTCGGTCATGGCAAATCGTCCAGGCAGCAGTTTCCCGCCCCGTTGATCAGGGTGATCAACGGGCGGGCGGGGTGGGCGGCGATGTAAGTAGTGGTGCGACGTCAGCCGTCTGGCGGAGTGGGCCCATCACGTGCGCGGCGGATCCGCGCCTGCAGGTGCGCGATGACGGTTGCGGAGGCGTTGTCTGCTTGCTCAACCTCCCGAAGGGCGGTCTGGAGATCGTGGAGCGACGCGCCAGGGAGCTGCGCTGTAATCAGTGCGCAGGAAGCCTCGCCCGCCTCCTTTACGAAATCCAACGTCAGTCGGCCGGTGGCATGCTCCTCGGCAAATTTTACTTCCGCTGCCGCCTCTACGATGCGAGCATAGGTATCGAGCAGCGGATAGCCTTCACGCCCACCAGCGCGATACTCAAGGTCGAGCGCGATCGCGTCCTCGATCGTCAGCCGCTCGCGCTTGTCGGGATCCGATAGCGCGCGGAGATAGCTTTCGGCGCGACCAGTGACTGCGGCGGCGCGCTCGATCGTCAGCGTTCCGAGCACCCGGTAGAGCGTGTTTTCAATTGTCACAGCTTCACGGACTTTCGTCATGCAACGTCTGCCCGAATTATTGGCGCAGATCGGAGCATACGACCGGCGTAGAGTACTTCATGGGTTTGGAGTGGCAGACCGGGGGCGCAAACCACTACGTGTTGGACGGTGCAGGTTTGGTTCGGGACGGTCTGCCAGCGGGCGAAAGGGCAGGCTGTTGACGCGAACAAGGCAGCATTTGAAGAAAGTACGTCGGCGGTGTGGAGGGGAGGGACCCACCGCCGACGCTCGTCGCCCGTATGGCGACCGAGAGAAATTAGTGACGATCGAGCCGCAGCCATCATCGCGTCGGCTCCAGATCCGATTGGTTCGGCATATCATCCACTGGATAGATGTCCGGCCGAAGCCGCTCTTTTGGAATGCCGGTAGCAGCTTCGGCGGCCAGAACATGCTCGGCTGGGAGCCGACCAGCCATGAGCCACTCACGCACGGTCGACTGCCGTTTGCCTACCAAACGGCCGAACGCGGATTGCGACCCTGCTGTCCGAACTGCCTCTGCAAGAGCCGAGCCCAATTCATGTTCGATTGCCATAAATGCAATCTAACAGCATGCCGTTAGTTAGGTCAACGACATGATCGTGTATAATTTGAACGGCGTGTCGTTAGCTTGCATGTGATGACGATTGGTGACCGTATCGAAGCTAGGAGGGTGGAGCTTGGCATTAAAAGCCAATCCGCACTCGCACGACGCGTCGGAATGCGACAGTCAACGCTAAATGGCCTGATTCGTAAACCGTATCGCTGGTCGCCATATTTGACGAAGATTGCGCGTGAGCTGCAAACAACCGTCGAATATCTGGCCGGCGAAACCAACAACCCTGATGACAATGCGCCTCCTGCGTTGTCGCCGCCGGCTACTCAGCAGGTGATGATGCCGGTGTCACTGCCAAGCGAAAACGCGTTGGCTGATATGTTTGAGGGGCTATTAACGGCCCTTCATCAATTTCAGCCGATCCAAGGCTGGAATTTGGACGAACTTGGACGTGAACTTGCTCAGCTGCTGCCCACCGGCTTGTCGCAGCTGCAAGGGCGCTTGATCGAGCTGCCTCAGCCTCCACGCCTTCGGTCGAGTCCGAGCTCAGAGCCAACTGACGAAGTGCCGCCCAGTGGCGATCGCGAACTGCAGCGATGACCGCGCAACGGACCTCACAGGGCTTGCACCCCTGGCTACAACCGGGCGTATCCCGGAAGACTCTACCCTGACCTCTAACGCGCCCCTCCTGTTCCTTCTTTGTTCCATATCAAAATGGTTCGGCGGAAGCGAGTGCATCATGCTGAAAAGTTCATCTGGGGCACTTTTCGGAGGAAATGCCGTGTAGGCAATTCGTCAAAACCTGTTCAGATGCACATGTAGGCGGGTCAGCTGAAAGGTTGAGGGGGGAGCTTTGAAGCTCGATCAAGCGAATGACGATAACTCTTGATCGTCGCAAAAGCACACTGAGGCCGGTCAGCAAATTAGGTCGATAACCTCTATTTTGGATATCTTGATATGGTTCTGACAACGATGGCTGATCTTCTTCACGGTGAAGGTATGCAAATATTTAAATACAACAGGGATAATTCACCGTTCATCTCTGTCATGCTCCCGGAGCTTCTGCAATTAAGTTCCGGGTGGATCGCCGAAGGGCGACGGAACGGTGAGCCAATGAACCTGATAGTCGATTTGCTCGATGAGCCGGGGTTTAACGCGTTTGCGGCCAGCGTCACCGAAGGTGACTTGATAATGATCAATAAGGATGTTTTCGAAATCCTGTTTGATACCGCGCGAGCATTGGTCTCTCATGGAATAATAATGCCTGAGATAACTTCTGGCGAAACTGTCACTGCGTACAAGAGCGTCGGAGATCCCGGATTGTTGGCAGCAGGATCTCGGCCGTGGACGATATCTGAGCTTGCAGATCCAGTTCGTGACATGCTGGCTTACCGCATTGCGCAATCTGGTTTTATCTACATTCTGATGCATGAAATGAACCACATCTTCCGAGGGCATCTGGAGTATGGCGCTCAAACAACCGGCCTCGCCCTGCGCGCAGAGGTTGGTACGGATCGGTTATCAGGACCATCGGGCTTAGAAGACGAGACGCTTGAGTGGGACGCAGACCTGGGTGCCATCAATCACATGTTGAAGATGGCGCTCAATCCAATCACGTGGCCTGAAGACGGTACGGTAAAGTGGATTTTCAATGAAGATGACGGGCCCACTGGTACGCCAGAGCAGGGCATTCAATTCGGCACTTTGGGCCCGCTTATATGTACTTTGATCTTCGAAGCTTCAGAAACGAGCGAATGGGACGATAAAGCGCCACGATCGCACCCGCATCCATTATTTCGTTACGCTACTACTGTAATGAACGCGGTAAATGTCATAGAACAAGCTGTTTCTGGGCCAAAAGACCGGTTAAAGGCGGGATTACTTTCTGGGTTAGAGAGCCTACACGAAAGTTGGCGTCTGACATTCGATCGCCACGGAAGCATGGTTCCGAGCGACGACCTAGACGGTTTTGTTGCGGCACATAGCGACCGAATAGCGGACTATCGTGAGACGTGGTTCAAATTGCGTGACGAACTGAATAAGTCCCACCGGCATGGTGGCTTTATGTCAGACCTGACACAATATCCAGCGGGTCATCAAAAAGTATGACAGTGTAATTGAGATGAATATCTCGGACATTATTCCTGGTCGCAGTTATTGTCATGGCGTGGGCAAGCCCAGACGGGTTACGGCCGTTGAAGGTGACAAAGTCACTTATACAGTTCTAGGTATGCGATCTCTTGTGCCCATGAGCCAGTCGTTACCGGAGTTCGCTGCTTGGGCTGTTTATGTCATGAACGAGGAGGCATAGTGGGGTGTCATCAGGGTACCGAAGCTGAAGCTCGATTCCTAAAGTCCATAAGTTACGCCGTTTTTTGCGACTCGAGGAGGAGGGGGCCTCCGCCGCGTCGCCAATTGTCCATCAACACGCTGGCGAGCTGCCAGACCGTGCTCGGAGGAGCAGCGCTTAATCCGGGTACTTTATTACCGCCAATCCGTTATATGGTTACCGGGACAGCCCAGCATGTGGCACATTCCAATTTGTCCTCGTTCATGCGTCACTGTGCCTTATGCGCATGCTATAAAGCGGCTATCAGTCAGGAAAAATATTTAGTCATTGGGTTGCATCCTCTGGCGTCAATAAGGATGAACGATGCTCAAGGCCATCGAAGTTCACAACTATCGGAGTTTCGCCTTACCAGCGAAGCTCGAGATTCGCCCAATCACCATCTTGATGGGGCGTAATAGCGCCGGAAAAAGCTCGTTAACACGTCTTTTCCCGTTGATTCGTCAGAGTCTGACGCGTGACACGTCTTCGCCCATTCTCTGGACATCAACCACTGTAGATTTCGGTAGGATTGGTGACGTGATCAATCGCTCAAGTGAGTCGAACGAGTTAAAGATCACCTTTGAAATCGATACCACCTCGATCGTCACGGTTGCGGAGCGTCGCCGGCGTCATCTGTCGGCTACAGCTAAGTCCCTTTCCGGAAAAAGGCTGTGGTTTAGTGCGAGCCTTACACCTACATTAAATGGAAAGACCGATTATCGATCTTTCACCATAAAAATCGATGACGACACATTGACGGTAACGTTGCAGGACGGAGACTTCTCACGAATTTATATAAATAATAAGCGTCTTGATATTCGAAAATATACACAGTCCTTAGAGGCGTTTACCACGCGCCTTTTTCCCAGTGTATTTTTTAGAAACGGTAATGACGGCAGGTTCGAATCCGGACCGGCAACTGGGGATAGGATGAACGAGCTTCTCAGTATATTTGTTGAGGGAGCCGACACCGTAGATGAATCAGTTGATAATAGTCATCGCGGGCTATTTGCGCATCCAGTATCCACGACTGCAAGGATCGATCGTTTTTATTCAGCGGATGAATTAACTCGGTATTTAGCCGAGCAGCCAGGATTCAAGCCGGACAGCATCGTTGCAACACCCAGGATAAAAGAGTTATCCGAGCTATCGTTTTTTACCTTTTTCCCTGTTATATTGCAGCTTATCGAGACTAGCTTATCGCCAATATTTAGCTCATCGTCCTATCTTGGACCTATTCGATCAAGTGGAAGCCGATTTTATAGAGAGCAAGAGTTGTCAGTCGAGCGAATAGACGACAAAGGTGATAACTTTTCAACTTATATTAGCTCTCTGCGGCCTCACGAATTGTCAACCTTTAACGCTATGTTGTTAAAAGCGTTTGGCGTAAAGGTGCGAGCGCATCAGACAATCGGCCATATGAGCATTGAGCTGGCTGTCGACGGCAGTGAGTCATATGACAATCTTGCCGATGTCGGTTTCGGCTTCTCTCAGCTTTTGCCTCTTGTGGCGCAGATACACAGCCACTCACGCGGCGGATATGTGCCATATGAGGATCAGGTGTCACAGCAGATAATTGCAATCGAGCAACCGGAATTGCACCTTCATCCGGCGTTTCAAGCTCAGCTTGCGGACCTCTTTGTAAGTGCCTTTCAGTCCACGCCGTCTTCAAGCCGGCAGCCCAATTTCGTTCTCGAGTCACATAGCGAAACGATGTTGGCACGATTGGGCGAGCTTGTTGCTGAGGGCGCAATCAGCTCAAACGACATAATCGTTCACTTTGTCGAAAAGGATGATCAGGGAGGCGCTTCGTCTGTTCGTGTTGGGGAATTCGACGCTGATGGTATAATCAGTAACTGGCCGCTCGGCTTCCTCTCTGCGCGGTCGGTTTGAATGTTTGTAGAGTTAGGGGAATCTCTTTTCCCAGAAGCCGCGTCAGAGTCCCATCAGTTACGAGCATATGTTGAGAGACTTCTCTCAGCGCATCATTGTGGGAATATAATATTACTTCCATCTAGAAGGCACATACTCAGTTTTAAAAGTCTTGGTCTTGGATACTTTTCGAATACGGTGCTGACTTACATATCCAATCGTTTGCAAGAGTATGTTGCAGCTAGTCGTTTAGCATCTCGCATCCTCGTCGTCCATCATCCAAGTAAGGAGGCAAATTGGAGATTTGGGGATGCAGGTAAAATTCACGTTAGTATGAATGTGCTCAATTCTGAGCGCCTTCATTCAAAAGCATTTTTCCTTGGCGAGCATGTCACAGATGTGAAGCTTATTTCGGCCCTCGCGGATATATACTTAAGGTCTTTATCCTACCCCAGTTTATTTATAAATTTCAGATCTGCTATGGGCGGAGGTAGTGCGCTCGCAGAGGCTTTGGCGGTAGAGGAACCGTCGCCTCATAAGGGCTTGGTGGTGGTTGACCGCGACGTCGCAACCAGCGTGCCCCCGTTTCGCCTGGGGACTACCGGCCGCACGGCGTTTGACCGCGCCACAGCAATGAACCTTTGTGACGCCTCGGTTGGCTGGAGTAAGGTGACTCCGATGTTTGCGTTTTTAGCCACTTGGGGGCGAATGCTAGAAAACTACGTGGGTCCTCACTTGCTCAGTGCATACTTTGATTCGCATAATCGCGGGCTTGAGCTTCGATTGGCGTCAGAGGCATTTCCGAATTTTCCCAATCTATCAGAAATTGAGATGGAATTTTGGCGGTCGATAAACCTCAAAGACGGCTCCAATGATCGCGAAATGAGGGAATCGGTTGACGCAGTAAATGCCCTATTTGGCGATATTCCTCCGAATATGGCAAGCAGACTGCATGCAATCAGTAAATTGAAAGTGCCGGGTGACGTGCTAGAGTGGGTCACAGAGAACTACTCTGTATCCAGGCACACATCAAATATCAGGCGAGCTATGAATTCCGATATCAAAAACGATAGCTACAAAGCCGGGCTTGAGACGTTAGCAAATAACTTACTGACTGTTGCTGCAGGAGACCGGTCAGCCTTGCGACTTTAAGTAGATTGTCATCTGCTGAGTTATCATAGCAATTAATACGAAAATCTCAAAAACCGCAAGCAGTGGACGATATCATGAATGTATGATGTGTTACATGTTGCAAGACTTGTCGTGAAACGGGTTGGACAGCATCGGAGGGCTCCTCGGTCTCAGCCATGTTTGATTTAGCCACTAAATTGAACGCAAACCTGAGCTAGCGCCGACGCTGGCCTGATAGCGGCGTGTACTATCGAGTTACCCATTGCCGCGCCTTTCGCGAAGCTCAACGCCAAACTAGCTCACATCATTGCCTGTCTCCTCTACTTTAATATTTCGAATAGGCTGAACGTGCGCGAGTGGGCGGAAGCGGATGAGCACGGAGGCATGATCCGTGTTCGATCGAGCTAGACAGGGCGCGCTGCGTTACTGGGGTATCACCGGGGTGCAACGTGGCATAGGCTGCACGCAGACTTCGGTTATCTGCGCGGCTCCATCTGTCGCGGAGGAGGGTGTCTCCGCCGTAGCAGCCCCGGCCTGGAATGTCTGGCATACGAAGAATGTGGAACTGGCGATGGGCTAGGCCTTTTATCGGCGAGGTTGATTGAGGGGGGCGCCGCTACATTGCAGAGCCAACCTCTCTTACTATTACATCATGAGGGGCCGTATCGGCTGTTTTTATACACCTTGACGGGCAATTTGATCCTGCGATCCTGCGGCCACCCTCCCGCTTAAGGATTGATGGCGACAATGCTTAAATTTCTAACTCTGTTTCTGGCGACCATGCCGGCACTTGCCTTCGCACAGACCAACACGGCATCAGCCAAAGACCCTATGATGGTTACAGACGTCGATCCTCCTCACAGATCGCGCCATAACGCCGAACTCGCGCTCGATCCCGTCAACTTTTGTTATTTCGAGGGCAAGGCATATTCTAAGGGCGCCATTCACGCGAACCAAGTCTGCTCCTCAGGGGTGATAGTCTTCAGCACTTCGCCTGGTAATCCGAGCGCAAAACTTTCGTGGATGCCACTCTCGAAGCGCTAATTGCCCAAATCCGGGATGGGCGCTTCCTCGTGTTCGTAAAGACTCCCAGTTGCACTCACCCCGTCTCCGCATATGCGAATGAGCGAGCCATAGAGCACTGGGTCAGTGGGGTATCGTCAGGGTACATCGTGCCGTACTTGGCTCACAAGTCCCGGTTATCTGCGAGGTGTGACTAGCTGCGGTGGAGGGTATCTCCGCCGTCTTGATGGAGATTGCATGATTCACGATGAAATCCTGATCGCCGCAGCGATGGAAACTCAGGCGACCTTGGAAGCGAAGCTGAGCGACATGTCGGCGGAGACGATCGCGTTATCGCGGGCGGAGGCAATCGTGGCGACCGGGATGATCCGCGCCCTTGTTGGCCTCATATCAAACGACGAGATCAACCGCCCGCTGAACTAGCGAGCACCTAACCAACTACTAGCTGAAACGCGCGATTCTCCCTATGTTCCGGTCGGGGGAATACCGGGAAGACAGTCGAAGATGGGAGCGATTTCTCGTTCGCCGGAAGCAGTACCGCGCCGCGATCAGGCGCTAGCATTTATCATCGAGCGGATCGCGCGCTCGGGGACCAGTCCGACGTTTGAAGAGATTGGCGTTCGGCTTAACGTCAGCAGCACCCGGGCAAAGGAGCTCGTCGCCCAGCTGATCGAGCGCAACCTGGTCGAGAAGACGCCCGGCGCGCAGCGGAGCTTGCGCGTGCGCGATGTTGCCGGATCGCGGGCATTGCTTGATGAGACAATGCGCCGGCTAGGCTGGGCGGTCGCTCAGCCAATGGGCGCCCTCTGCCAGCCGCCCCCCTTCCTGGAAGGGCAGCTACCGGTGATCCCGCCTTTCGAGCATCTACCCGACGTCGACTAGCCGGGACGTCCCATGATCATCACCACCGAATACGAGCGGCAACGCTTCGAACACCTTGTCCTGGAACGACCGCGGCCGCTCCCAGAGATGGGTCCGAAGCCGCAGGGCATGTCGAAAGCCGAGTGGCGGGTGATGAAGGCGAACCTGCGCGCGCGGGGTGCCGAGCTGCTGCCCGGCATCGAGGAGCGGGTGCAGCTGCAGGAGATCCACGGCGGCAAGAAGGGCACGGTCGAGACCCTCGCCCAGCTCGAGGATCGCCAGCGCCGTCCGGGTTCGATCGCCCGGCTCTACGCATCGGGCGCGATCGACGTCGAGCAGCTGGCCGCGGCGGACAAGATCGCGACGACATACCGGGCGGTGACGGCCGATGCGCCGCTGCGCACGGCCAGCTGGGAGACGCGGACCGACACCGGCGGCGGCGGCAACAATGCGGATCTGCCGCTGCTCGGTGGCGTGCTCGGATCCTACGCGCTGGAATGGTGGCTGCGCTCGATCCGCCAGCCTGAGGCCATGCTGTCGATCGTAGCGCGCGACGTCGGTGTGACGATCGCCGCCCACCGCCACGGCCTTGGCGTCCCCAAGGCGCGGCGTCTGGTCGGGGAGGCGCTATCGGTATGGTGGAACCGGTTCGGCCGCGGCGACGTCGTCGGCAGCTGAACCCCTGCCGGTTCGGGAACCTCCCGTAAAAACGGGGCGCGAAACGATCACGCAGGCGGCAAAAACGACCCCGCCACAGTCGCGTCCAGCCCGCCCCATGCGGGCTTTTGCGTTTCTGGAGCTCTCCTATGCCCGAGCCCAAGTCCGCCCTCCTCGACGAGCTTCGACGCGTAAGCGCAGAGATCGACGAGTTGATTGCCGACATGAGCAACGGAAGGCCGTCCCAGACCAAGCACGACGGCCACATCGACCAGGTGGAGCAGCTCGCGAAGCGCATGCGAGACGCGGCACGTGGCCCTGGTCGATCAGTTAACCCGCCGCTCGGCCGTATCGGCAGCGGCTACGTTTGGTGAGCCAATGATCAACGTCGCCCAAGCCCGCAGCGAACTTGCCGCGCTGCCGGGCAACAGCTTGGTCATTCCGAAGGCTCAATATGCGCAGATGCTTACCGAGCTTGAAACCGGCCAGCATGCACGCCGCGCGCTCACCAACCTCCAATCCTTCTTGGCGATTGCCGCCAGCACCTCGGGAGCGCCAGTATGAGCCGCGTAAAGGCCGCAGCCATGCGGGCACCAGCCTCGATCGAGCAGGCTACCGACCTTCTGGCCCAGCTGGCAAAGATCGTTGCGACGATCGCCGCGCACGACGCGCAGCGCGTCACGTCGAAGCAGGAGATCGATGCCGCGGCCGACGCCTGCATCGTGCCCCTGGCGGCCGAGCGCGACGACCTCTTCAAGCGGTTGCAGCCCTGGTACGAAGCCAACGTCGAGATCCTGACGGCCGGCCGGCGCAAGTCGATCGAGCTCGGTGGCTGCACCATCGGTCACCGGACCACGCCTCCCAAGCTCGTCTTTGAGCACGGCAAGGATGCCGAAGGCGTCGAGGCCTTGCTGCACTTCGGCCGCGCCGAAGGCACGCTGAAGTTGCCGGCGCCGACGCTCGTCAAGGCATCGATCCTGGCCGAGCTGGCGACGGGCCCCGCGGATCCGGACGTGATTCCGCTCGAGCTGCTCGGCTTCGCGCCGAAGCAGAGCGAGGAATTCTTCATCGAGCCGATCGACTCGGGCACCGGCCCGGCCTGATCGGATGGCTGAACGCCTCCGCGGCCGCGCCGGCCAGGCGCAACGGTTGCGGCGGCTTCGGCGGTCGAACGGTTTGTGCGAGCACTGCCAAAAGGCAGGACGGACACGGGGCGCAACGGTGGTCGACCACATCAAGCCGCTGGCGCATGGCGGCAGCGACGACGACAGCAACACGCGTAACCTTTGCGACGAACACCACCGCGAGGTGACGGCCGAACAGTTCGGCCATCAGGTGGCGCGCGGCAAACGCGGCGTCGATGCGAACGGCAAGCCTCTCGATCGCGACCATCCGTGGTCCGGCCGGGCGACGGCCGATCACGCGGCGCCGCGGCGGCCGACCCCCCCGGGGGGTCGAAACTAGCCGACGACCCCTACCGGACACCGCGTAGGGGGACCGTGTGCACTGCGAGGTGTTCCAGAGTAAAAAGTTCGGGTTCGGCCGGGGCGGGGTGACATGACGAAACCAGCCGCCAAACCAGCGACGAAGCCGGCACGCGCGCCGCGC